CTACTCCAAAAGCAAGACCCGGAAGCGGAGGTAATGATCCGCACGTCCGACGATCAATATGAGTACGATCCGGTGGATGTTATGTATGACGAACAAATCGAGTGCGTAATTATTCAGGAGGGATAAATATGGATAATATAGGATTATTGGCCGTTGACAGCTCATATCCCAATCTAGCCTTGATGAAAATAAGTTCATACCACAAGGCTAGAGGTGACACCGTGGATTGGTACAATCCTTTCGATCATTACGATAAGGTCTATATGGCCAAGGTCTTCGGATTCACTCCGGATTACCGGCAATATATGACTAATTGCGATCAAGTGGAGAAGGGAGGAACCGGTTATGACATAACGAGGAACCTACCTGACGATATAGATCGTACATATCCTGATTATAGAATATACGGCATAGAGAAAGAGGCATACGGTTTCTTGACCCGTGGATGCCCCAATAAATGCAAATGGTGCGTCGTGCCGGCCAAAGAAGGGAATATCACGCCGTATATGGATATAGAGGAAGTGGCCGGAGATCGGAGGCACGTGATCTTAATGGATAACAATATTCTAGCCTCCGATTATGGTTTACGGCAGATCGAGAAGATCGTATCCATGGGACTACGGGTTGACTTTAATCAGGGTTTGGACGCTAGGCTGATAACGGATGATATCGCCAGACTTCTCGCACGGGTTAAATGGATAAAGCGTATACGATTTGGATGTGACACGCCCGGGCAGATAGCCGAGGTCGAGAGGGCGGCTAGGTTGATTGACAAGCATGGATTTAAAGGCGAGTATTTCCTTTATTGCATACTTATGGAGTTTAAGGAGTCATATCATAGGGTAAATCACTGGAAAGGCGTAAGCCGTAGGTTTGTACCGCATTGCCAGCCATACAGGGATCTTAATAATCCCAACCAAGTCATACCGCAATGGCAAAAGGACATGGCGCATTGGGCTGACAGGAAAGAGCTATACATGAGTTGCGACTTCAAGGACTTTACCCCGAGAAAAGGTTTTAAATGTAAGGAATATTTTAACAATCAATGATTATATGAGTTGGGGAATGAACGTCAGGCAAACCAATGATAACGGAGAGAACACCGTTATTGAGGTTTGGTTCCATGATAATTTTATAGCCTTTCATTATCATGGATGGATAGACAAAAAGCAAAGGAAGATAGCGGAGAAATGTACACGTCACCGTTATATATGGGGTAAGTGCTATGTCGCAATGGAGACAATACTACCCTTCTATGCGGTGAGAAAGTTTCTAATGACACCGAAATGCTGGGTTAACTTTATTAAGTGGTTTTATAGGGCTTGGAAATACAATAGGAGGATAAAGCATGAAGAAAATAATGTTCAATGACCGATTTAACCTAACCAAGTTAGTTC